GTGTGTATTTCGTCAAAAAAAGAAACATTTGCGGCTTCGTTGCGTTTTTGCATTCTTTGGGCGGTCTTTTGGTTGACATATCGTGCGCCTCTGGACGAGTTGCATGACGCGCATGAGGGGACGAGGTTGGACGCGTCGTAGGGATCAATGCCTGCGTCAATCTCTATGATGTGATCGACGCTGGTTGCTTTGACTCGTTTGCCTTTGAGTCGACACCAGTGGCAGTCGCTGTCTTGCTCGAGGATCTGCTTGCGCAGCTCTCGCCATTGTTTGGTGTTGTAGACAGGGTTACCTGCCATGGATCTGCATCCCGATGAGGCATCCGCACTTCTCTAGGTCTAGGCCCTTGATGACTTTCCATCCTGTGTCGCGACATTGTCCACAGGGCGTGTGGTCTGCTACTTGAGAAAGCAAACCGATTCTTTCATAGTCTTTAGTATTTAGTTCTTGATATACATCGGCATTATCCCCATCAGGATTATCCCCACGAGGTGTGACCTGCGGTGATGTGTTTCTCACAGGTTTATTCACAGGCTGTGGGATGTCGTAAACGAGAGTGTCGTAGCACCATTTCCCTGACTCGTCTTGGTATCTCCTGCGCTGCACATAGCCGGCGCACTCAAGCTCTGACATGGCGGTTCGGACAGCGTCAATCCCCTCCTTCTTGACAGTGCTCAAATGCCTCGTAGACGTTCTCCAGTTGTCAGGCTTGCTCAAGATGTAGATCAGGACTGCTGTAGCCTTAAAGGTGATCCTGTGGTCGTCAATGATCTCGTTCCTGATCTGAGTCCAGTTTGACTCTGGGCGAGGTGCTCTATAGATGCTCATACGATGTCCGCCAATGTGACACGTTTCCCTGCCCGATAGGGCTGATAGCCCGCGACAGTACCGTCCACGATGACTTTGACATAGCGGTCAAGGTGCTGATCTTGGTTGAGGAGCGTCATCACGATGTGAGGGTTCGTGTGGAGCTCTTTGGCTTGCTTCTCGGTCAGTACTCGGGCCGATCCGACTCGATACATACAGATCACTTGATACTGGATCATGCTCCAAGCCTCAACCAGTTACCGTCAATCAGAGTCTCGGCGAACATGACACTTCTTGAGCGCGCTTGGATGAAGATCCCGTCAATGCTTAGATACTCGCACTCAAGGCCACCAGTGCGAAGAGCGAAGATGTGGATGTAGTGCCGATTCGGATTATCCGCGTCCCCTGATTGGAACAGGACTCTTAAGGGTCGGATGGGTTGCATCCAGTCTGTGAATACATTGTCGGGGTTCATTGGGTTGGTTCTTTCTCTTGTAGGGACTTGAAATGTTTTAATGCTGCACTTGGTGGAGCAAGCTGTGAGATCGCTAGGTCATAGCAGTCAGTGTTGAAATAGCGACCTGTCGGACTAATCAGGCCGTTCTCGTCAAAGTTCATCATCGGATCGCCTTCAAGGTGCAAGGTTGCCATCCTGAAGAACTTGTCCCACGAACATCCACCAAGAAGCCAGACGCACTCAGGTGAGCCGGCGACAAACTGGACGCGATTGAAGAAGAAGAAGTCAGACTTCTCGGTCTCTTTCTTTCTCGCCCCAAAATTGACCTTGTAGTTCATCTCTGGAGCAGTAGAGCATCTCTGCGTTTTCACTTCGATCGTGTGGCCTGAATGGAGTCGGATGTCGCTCTTGTTGCTTTGATGTTTGTAGGCAAGCAGGTCGTTATTCCAGCAGTAGTCAATGACAGCGATCTCACCAATCGCACCAAGTAGCAGATGTTCCTCTTTGTAGTCGGCGCGTTTCTTAAAACTTGCGCCATGCACGTCTTGAAGTAATTCGTTTGCTTCAAAGATGAGACGGTCAGTGACTTGCACTCGAATCATCAGAACGCTTCTCCCTCGGTCATCTTTTTCGCTTTCAGATCGGCGACCAGCGACTCAAAAGCGAGACGACCAGACGGAACCTCGCCGGCATAACCGAGAGCCCTGAGTAGTCGCCTTTGACCTTCGGATGCTTCCCAAGGCTTAGCAGGCTTTGAGGATTGCTCTTCCTTCTGACGGTTGATCACTTCCTCCAGCGAGGCCATCTTCGGGAATGACATCATGAGCCCAGCCAAGCGTCCGAGACATGAAGTGGACGCGTTCATCTGCTCGCTGTCTCGAGTAAAAGAGGTTTTGCCGGGATAGGGCTCAAAACAGGTCGCTTGACATGGGATCGGGTCGTCGGGAGTTCGCCATGCTTGCATCGTGACACTGATGAAGGTCTTGTCACCGATCGTCACGATCTCTGGACGGTGCTCCTTGATCCGCAAATCGGGCCACTTCTCAAGTAGAGCTGCGAAGCGTGTCGGTACGTCAACATAGTTACTGAGATCCATAGCGTTGGGCCTCCTCGTACTTTTCAATAACAGCGGTGAGGCTTGTGTGAGGGCCGTGATCGGGATCGGTGCTCGGAGCGTAGAAGTCAATGAGATGATCGTAGAGATCCATACTCATCGTCTCCCAGAACCTGATGCGCTTGTCTCGAATTTTCAGACGAAGCTCAAGATCGGCGATGTGCTTTTCCTGCTCTCTGATCGTCTGAACCATACCGTCGGGGTCGTTCATGGATAATCCTTCCTAGTGGGATAATCCGCACCTTACTTGATCGGTGTGTCAGAGATGAGCATTGCTCGTCGCTGGTTCTCTGAAGTGCCTCCCCAAATGCCCGGCAGAGAGCGAGCCTCAAATTGGAGCGCATAGTTGAGACAGTCTGCGATGACGGGACATTCTTGACATACAGCGACTGCTTGACGGAGGTCGTGCCATGCGTTTGGGCCTTGCTCTGGGAAGAACCAGTCAACGGGCAGATCGCGACAAGCAGCTTCTTCTTGCCAGTCTGGGCGACTCAGCATGAGATGCTCCAAGGTTGCCATCCACACTTCCCAGCTTCTTCTCGAGCGTTCCACAGTAGGAATGCAAAGCGAAGGTTGGACGATGGGATTGCCATGTCTTCAAGTGTCCAGCCCATCTCGGAAAGCCACTCTTCGTGAATCTGGTTGATCTGAGTCAGGCCGTGATCTGATCCATTAAACCATTCAGAGTCTGCTGAGATTGACTGACAGCGCGATTCCTTCCACATGACGCGACCGAGGGTCTGCAAGACTTCTGTCCTGTTGGGCCATCCCATCTCTACGGCGAGCGGAAGCCATTCTTGACACTTGGTGTCAGGATCAATCTGGGCGAGCTGCACGAGCGTCGTAGTGGTCTCTACGGGCTCGTCGTAGATGGTCGCGTTCTCTTCTGCGATCATCTGAGCGATCAGGGCTTCTTGGTCTGCGATCTGCTCATCGGTCAAGGGAACGATCTGGACGGTCTGAGGAACTTTGACAGTGGTCTGTGGCGGTGAGTCACCACCTGATCCAAAGATCACGACCAGACTGAAATACGCAAAAGCGACGAACGCTAGGAACTTGAACGGGTGCATTATGTGCCTCCAGTGTCGGGGCTCAGCTTGTGCTGTGCTCTCTTGGCTGAATCAGTTGACCGAATCAGCGACGCGATGTCAAGTCACTTGGAGAAGATGCGTGTAAACGCTTCCTCGACAAGCTTTGGATTGTCACTAAAAAATGGCGAAATTTCAACGTGCACCCAATCGGCTCCGGGCGTGCCACCATTGCGGGAAATTGTCCATTTGAGCCAATTATCGCGCGAAGAACGATATCCCGCGCCCCACTTGTCAGTCGGGAACGGTACGCCTACTCCGTCGTAGGAATGGATCTCTTCAATGTTGAGATCGTCGCGATGCTCAAAGAGAAACTCGACGAGAGCTTTGCGTTGAGGCTTCGTACCTTTGAGATCTACAGCTCGCCAAGTGGCATGAACTGAGAGCTGCGGGCCTGAGCGCATCGGACGGTTCGCATAGATGCCGATGTTCTTGACACCGAACAAATACTCGCAGTATTCGACGAATCGTTTTGTGCCGGCGCGTGGTGTTGGATGGTTGCCGTCGGTGTTGCCTGTGTACGGTCTAGATGTCATCTTTCTCTCCCTTGTCTTTGAGGCCGTTGCTGGCGAGGATTCCTGATAGTGCTCCGGTGAGGAAGAGCATCATCGGGGATAGGAGCGACCATGCCGATTCGTCATTGGGCGAAACTTTGTCAATCGGCTGTACGACGAATAAAAGTCCGTAGATCAGAGAGGCGGTACTGAGAACGAATGTGAGTGAGAGTGTGATGCCGACAATGAGGATCAGTCTGGCCTTAATTTCTGAGTTGGTGTACTTCTTCATTGTTCGCACCTTGTTGCTGTGGGTTTGGTTTCGCAGGTGTGTCGAGTGCGGTCATTGCATCCTGTAACGACAAACATGAGGACGACGGCGAGAGCTGCGATCACTGCGAGAGTTTTCATGGTGTATCAGGAAAATCGGCTTCAGGACCTTCGGTCCATTCGGCTGGGAAGTCACGTAGGGCTTGGCGGTATGTTGCCCATGCTTCACGGTCTACGGGTGCGTCCGCAACTTGTGTCCAGTCAGACTCTTTGAGTAGGCGGTCACGGTGCAAACGCATTCGTTCGGCCCACCATTCGGCAGGAACTTCGTCGGGGTCAAGTATGGAAGTTAGATCGTGGTTCATCATGCCACCTCGTAGCAAAGTGTGAATCGGATTTGGTCAGAGTTTGCTGGCACTACTGGAACAGTGGACGAAAGCACGCTTCCAGCAGTGTAAGCAGGTGACGCG